TATTAACTTTTGGTATTGACCCAGCTGAAAACTTACATGTGCTATCTTCTAAAAATCATAAAGTATTTTGTGGATATATTGAAAATTACATATCGGAAAAAAAGTTTGATATTATTGTCGCACAAAATGTTTTTGCTCATGTTGACAACTTAGATATTTTTATATCAAAAGTAAAAAATTCTATGAATCAAAATAGTATTTTTTTTATTCAAACATCTCAAGCGAATATGTTGTTAAATAATGAATTTGATACAATTTATCACGAGCATTTATCTTTCTTCAATGCTTTTTCTATGATAACAGTATTAAACAAGCATGGTTTATTTTTAAATAATATTTATAAAACTCCTGTACATGGAACATCTTATGTTTTTGAAATAGGTCTTTCAAAAAAACTAGGAAATACAGCAGAAGTATTTTTAGAAGAATTCAAAAGTGGATTTTTTAATATTGATTTTTATAAAAATTATGCAAAAAAATGTTTAAATTGCGTACAGAATCTAAAAGAAAAAATTGATATTTACAAGAAGAAAAAATACAATATTATAGGTTATGGAGCAGCAGCAAAAGGAAATACTCTTTTGAATTTTGCAAATATTAGTTTAGATTATATTATTGACGACAATCCTTTAAAGCAAGGAATGTATACTCCTGGCATGAATATACCAATAGTACCAATTCAAAAATTAAATGAATTTTCTAAAAAAGACAAGATTTGCTTTGTTCCTCTTGCTTGGAATTTTTATGAAGAAATAAAAAATAGAATTGAAAAACTGAGAAATTTTAAGGTTGATAAAATAATTAAATATTTCCCATTTTATGATGAGGAGGAATTATGAAAAAAACAATAATATCTCATTTTTACAACGAAGAATATTTATTACCTTGGTGGTTAAAACATCATAAGAAATATTTTAATCATGGTATTATGATAGATTATAACTCAACTGATAATTCTTGTAAAATAATAAAATCTATATGTCCAAATTGGAAAATCGTAAAAACAAAAAATAAACATTTTGACAGTTTTGTAATAGACAGAGAAGTCGAAGAATATGAAAAAAATATTAATGGTTGGAGAATATGTCTAAACACTACAGAGTTTTTAGTTGTAGATTATTCTATATTAGATAAACTATCAAGTAAATCAGATAAATCAAATAAACAATTATATTTAGGTAATTTGGTTTTTGTAGAAAATACTATTTCTAGTTTGAATAAAAATATATCACTTTTTTCTCAAATTATAAATGGGTATCCTCAGATGCATGATGGTTATGATACTATAAACATTGGAAATAGAACATTTAGATCAATACATAATCATTCAATAAGATACCCTGAGCAAGGTGGAAGACATTTTGGTGGACCAATATCAACTCATGCTTTAAAGATTTTTTATTATGGTTACCTAATTAGTATAGAAGAAATAATTTTAAGAAAACTACAAATACAAAGTAAGATTTCTGAGGAAGAGTACCATAAATATGGTCATTGTGATCATCCAAATATTACTGATAGAACTAACTTTTTAAAAAAAATAATAAACTATCAGTTGCCAGGTTGTAGAGATATGACATATGAAATTAGTAGGTTGGTTGATTTAAATAAATTAAAGAGGAACCTTTGTGAAAAAAACATTAATATCTCATTTTTATAACGAAGCATATTTATTACCTTGGTGGCTGAAGCACCATAAAGAATATTTCGATCATGGAATTATGATTGATTACCATTCAACAGATAACTCCAGAAAGATTATTGAAAGAATTTGTCCAAATTGGGAAATAATTACTACAAGAAATAAAAAATTTGAAGCAGTTTCAGTTGATGCCGAAGTAATGGACATAGAGTCTTCTGTTGAATCTTGGAAAATAACATTAAATACAACTGAGTTTTTGGTTTCAACTAAAAAAGACTGGGATAGTAAATTAGTTTTTGAATCTCACAAACAGATTATGATACCATGCCATGTAATGTTAGACACAGAGTTAGACACAGAGTTAGATAATAAATTAAAATATACTATTCCTTTGCATGAACAAAAAAACAAAGGAATTAACATACATACGAAGTCTAAATTTACTCATTTAAGATCATCTAGATCTATGCATAGCTGTAAAGTTAATTATTCTTGGGGAAGACATTTCTCTGGTTATAGTACAGCACCAGAATTTGTGAAAAAATTTGAAGATAATACAACTTCTACTATTTTTAATATATTGTGGTTTGGATTTTCTCCTTATAATGATGAATTGTTGAAAAGAAAGCTACAAATTCAATATGTTTCTGTCTACAATGGCCTAGGTACGCAACATTTTACTACAAAAGAAAAATTAGATGAAGAGTATAAAAAATTATTGGAATTTTCTGGGAAAATGACTTTTCTTGAAAATCAAAATATATTAACTTTCAAACACAAATAAATTATTTTTATCTTTGCTTATGTTTTTTTCTGTTTTCTCTTCTTTTCAAAAGTTCTTTGTCTCTTTTTAATTTATAAACTTCAGGAGGAAGCCATATTTCTTTTCCAACTCTATTGTATTCAAAAAAAATGTAATTATCTTGTTCTCTTGCTGTTCCTCTTTTTAGCTTAAGTGTTATGTTGCCCATAATAGTTTGTTTTTTTTTCTTTGATTTTAAATATCTTTTTGCGTAGGTAATCCTTAGTGATTCTTTTTTTTCTTTAAGCTTTTTTTTATTTCCAAAAAAGAATTTGTTTCCAACTTTATGAATTACAAACAAATTTGGATTATCTGGATTTTGATCGCCAAATTTTAAATTTTTTACTGGCAGGTCGGAACATCTTTTTACATATTCTTTCCTTCTTAAATCTTGTTTTTTTCTAAACTTATCTAAAAAAACTTTACTTCTCCATACTTCTTTGCCAGAACTGGAAATCCCTATGAAATATAGATTTTTTCTATGATCATAATCACCAATACTCTTAGGTTGTCTTTTTAATTTTTTGTAAAGTTCCAAACATTTATTAACATAAATTTTTCTTTTAATTTCTCTGTTTTCGTATTTTTCTTTAGTTAGCCAAAGTTGCACACCTCTTTGCATTCTTGCAAATATTTTTCCATCTTCTCTAGTAGTTCCTCTTTTCATTATATTATCTCTAATAATTGTTTCTTTTAAAATAACAAAACCCCTCTTAATGTTAAATTAAAAGGGGTTTTAAATCAAGGATTAATTAAAGTTTATTTTCCTAAAATGTAATCAACAAAGTTTAAACTAAGTTGAAATGTTGGTTTTTCAAAATAAGAATAATCTCTTTTTATTTTTTCTAAAACTTGAGAATCTTTAATTATTGATTCTAAATCTTGCGTAACAATATTTTCTGTAATGATCTTGAATTCTGATTTTGAAATTGTATCTTTGTATTTTCTCAAAGGGAAGAAGTGTTTATTTGTTTTTATTTGATTTTTATTTTCTACTAAAAACTCCTTTAATTCATTTTCAAGTAAGGCTATGTGAAGGAAAGCCTTGTTACATTTATTATAAAGATGGCCACCATGTCTTGAAGTCCAAGGATGCATTCTTACATAAAATTTTCCTTGAGGAGACAATACTTCTTTAATTTTATTAAAAACATCAACTTCTGATTCGTTTTCTAAGTGATCAAAAACATCATACATCAAGATAATATCATAAGGGCCATTTTTTTTAACTTCAGACCAATCAGTTGTAAATGATTGAGGATTTTTTTCTTTTAAAGAAGGACAGAAGCAATCTATGATGTCATATCCTAAAGAATAAGATGCTTTGTTTTCATCTGAAGCAATAACAATATGTCCTTCTCCACATCCAAAATCAAGAAATTTTTTATTTTTAATATTTTCTTCGATATAAAGATCTAAAACACTATTTGCTCTTTCAAATTTTTCATCTTCAGAGGATGAATTACAAATCATTGTTGGATCAACTGCTTCAGGCCAGCTTGGATTGTTTAAATCTTCCAGTGCCAAGCAATAAGATGCTGAGTTTTTTTGATTTGGAAGAATAATTGTTATTTTTTCGGTAAGTTCTTCAATTTTATCTTGAAGAATCTTTATTTCTTTGATTAAATTTTCATTGTTCATAGTATTCTATAATAATTATCATTTTTATTTTTTAAAAAGAAAATTGGAAAAAATGGCAAAATATTTTGTTGTAGTAGGCGGTGTCTTTAGTGGCATTGGCAAGGGAATATCCATTGCATCCATTGGATATTTGCTTTCTTTGAGAAGTTTGAAGGTTATTCCAATAAAATTTGATCCATACTTAAATACAAATGCTGGGATTCTTGCTCCAAGAGAACACGGAGAAGTATTTCTTTGCAACGATGGCAGCGAAACAGATTTAGATTTAGGTCATTATGAAAGAATAATTGGTTGCCAAGTTTCTAAAAATAATATTTGTACCAGCGGAACTATTTATAAAGAAATTATAGAAGAACAAGAAGAAGGTAAGTATCTTGGTGAGACTGTTCAAATAATTCCCCATGTAACAAATAAAATAATTGAAAAATTAAAAAACCTAGGAAAAGATAACGATGTTGTGTTGGTTGAAATTGGTGGCACAGTAGGAGATATTGAAAGTGGCCCTTTCATGGAAGCAATTAGGCAATTTAAGCGAAAAAACCCAGATGATGTAATTGTTGCTTTGTGTGCTCCTATTTTATGGGTTCCTACAATAAAAGAATTCAAAACCAAGCCTTTACAGCAAGCAGTACAAACAATGCAATCTTGTGGTTTACAACCTGAAGTTTTGTTATGCAGAGCAGAGAAGGAAATTCCTTCTAAGATACTTGATAAAATTAGTGCCTTGACAAATGTTCCAAAAGATGCTGTATTTGAAGCATTAGATGTTAAATCAATTTATCAAGTTCCAATTGAATTTTATAATAGGCATGTAGACGATTTGATTATTGATAAATTTCATTTGCCTAGAAATGGATTAAGAATTCATAAATATAAAGATTTGGTTGAAAAGTATGTTAATTGTGATGATTTAACTTCTATTAAAATAGGAATTTTGGGTAAATATGATAATTGTGACGAAGCTTATTTAAGTTTAAAAGAAGCAGTTTTCCATGCTGGCGTAGCTGCTAATGTTAAAGTTGAAATTGAATGGCTATCAGCACAAGAAATTGAACAGATTAAGGATCAAAAAGCTTTTTGTAAAATATTTGATTCTATTGATGGATTAATTGTTCCTGGTGGTTTTGATTCAAAAGGAATTGAAGGAAAAATAAAAGGTATTTCCTGTGCAAGAAATAAAAAAATTCCTTTTCTTGGAATATGCTTAGGATTGCAATGTGCTGTAATTGAATTTGCAAGACATGTAGGGCTAGAAGCTGCTAATTCACAAGAATTTGACCCAGATACAAAATACCCAGTTGTACATTTTATAGCTGGGCAAGAAAAACTTAAGAAAAAATCTTCAAACATGCGTCTTGGTGCTTTTGATTGTGATATATCAAAAGATTCATTGGCATTTGATCTTTATAAAAAGAAAACAATATCTGAAAGACATAGACATAGATACGAAGTTAATGATTTATTAATTGATGAAAAGTTTTACAAAGAAGGATTTAGAATTACAGGAAGATATTTAGAATCAAATTTAGTAGAAATAATTGAGCTAGACACAGAAGTTCATCCTTTTTTTATTGCAACTCAAGCACATCCTGAATTCAAAAGTAGATTGACAGCACCATCTCCTTTATTTTTAGGTTTAATAGAAGCAGCTAAAAAGAAAAAAGAAGTTAATATATAGTTTATGAATAATTTTAAAGAATTTATATTAAATGAAAACAAGCAATTTTTTGCCACTCAATGTGGCGACATTTTAAATGCTATTCAAAATCTTGAAGAAGAAGCAGACTACATTGGCACAAGAAATCTCGTAAGATATAGTCAGAATATTGCAAACAACATTAGAAATTTAATTCATTCTCATTGGAGTGATGATTTAAGTGATAATTTAAAACAGTTACAAGCTGTAGGAGTTGCAATATTAAAATCAATAGAAGAATCATCTGAATTGTTAGAAACAATTAAATCTGCAAGGGCATCTTTTGAAGAATTAGTTAAAAAACTTGGCGTACCAATTAATAATGTTGGAATACCAGAAAAAGAATCTAAACCTCAAGAAACAGAATAGACAATGTGTGGAATAAGTGGTTTTATTGGAACTTCTAGTAACAAGTCTTTGTCTTTTGAATTATTAAGTAATCTGTTTAATAATTTACAAACAAGAGGAATAGATGCTTCTGGTTATTATGCTTGTTCAAACAATAATGAAGTTTATTATCACAAACAAAAAGGCAAATCTTCAGAAATTATTAATTCTAAAGAATGGAAAGATTTAAAAGATTTAAATCTTAATTTATTTTTATTACACACAAGAAGAACATCTTCTAATTCAGGCTCTTCAGATAATAACATAAATAATCATCCATTTGTAAATCAAGACAAGACCATGGCCTTAATTCACAATGGGATTATCAACGGCAATGATTTTAAAAAATTAAAATCATTTTTAAATGTAAGTTCTGATTGCGACTCTGAAATATTATTAAGTTTTTTATTAGAAAGTAAATTTGAAAACGAAGATTATTTTTACAAAAGACTCGAAAGACTAAATGAACTTTTGTTTTTTATTAAAAATAGCGAATATGCTTTTGTATTTTCAGATTTATTAAAGGATAAAGTTAGTTTATGGTTAGTTAAAAATGATAAAAGACCATTGTATATTATTGATTTAAAAGAATCTTTGAATCAATATTTTTTTGTATCTACAATAGAAATATGGCAAAATTCAATAAGTAATATTAAAAATATTAATAAACTACTTGGAAATTATAATATAATAAATATACCTGAGTTTTCTATTGTAAATTTAACTTACGAAAATTCATTTTTTAAAAAAATCGGATTTCGTTTCAATAACTATGAATTTAAAGAAAAAGAATTTTTCTATTAGGAGTAAAATGAATGAAGATTGGGAAAATGATTACGAAGTTGATGACATTTTGAAAAATGAAAAGAAGCCAAAAAAAGTAAATGGTAATAGTAAAGGCAAGAGAACTGAAAGATCTTTGGCGAATATCTTAAATAAAAGATTTACCAGTGGTTTTAGTCGTACAGTAGGCTCTGGAAATCGGTGGGCACAAGTAAAAAACTTACCTCAACATGCAAAGGATACTTTAACAGGCGATTTATGCTGTCCTGAAGGATTTAAATTTGTAATTGAATCTAAAGGCGGTTATTCAAAAGTTGATTTAAACAACATATTTGACAAGGGAAACTCTGAGCTAGATGAGTTTATCGAGCAAGTTTCTAAAGATTCAGAAAGATGTGAAAAGAAGCCATTGTTAATATGGAAGAAAAATCACAAACCTTGGCTTGCTTTTGTAAAGAGTCAGGATTTGGAAGGCGAGTATAAATATAAAATTATTTACAGAGATTGGGTTATTGTGCCATTGAAAGAACTCCTTGAACTCCCAGATAGTTACTTTTTTTAATTATAAAAATGAACATAGGAATATTATTAGCTGCTGGTAAAAGCTCAAGATTTGATAGTAAAATCCCAAAGCAATTATATGAGATTAATGAAAAGCCAATTATAAGCTATTCATTTGAAGCAATGAAAGATTGCTTAGATGATGTTGTAATTGTTACAAATAGTTTGTGTTACAAAAAAATTAAAAGCATTTATCCTAAAACGAAAATAGTTATAAATAACAAAGATTGCAGATTGGAGTCTTTGAAAATAGGAATTAATAATATTAAAGGAGATGTTGAAAACATTGTAATACATGATGTAGCTAGACCATATATAAATTCTAATAATATAAAAGAGCTTTTAGAAAAGTCAAAAACTCATATGTACTCTCAGTATTATTTGAAATTAACAAATGGATTAGTTGAAAAAAACACCAATGGCTACGATGTTGTAGATAGAAGCAAGTACATAGAATTGTGTACTCCAAAAATTATTGATTATCATTTGTTTAATTTTTTATTTAATAAATATATTTATCCAGAAAACAGAATAACATGTGAGGTACTTCCTTTGATGAATAAATTTAATATAACACATTGTTTAATAGAGGGATCAAATAAATATTTGAGAAAAATTACAACTATAGATGATATTTATTAATACAATGAAAAAAATACCAGTGATAATATGGATGTACCATACTGAATTATGGGATGAGTTTTTAAAGTTGCTTATTAAAAACAAAAACTATGTATATCCAGTTGTTGGCTTACACAAGGACAATGATAATGAAGTTATTATAAAATCAATTAAACAAAATTTTGATGAGTTTAATATTGATTATTATGATAATTATGGCAAGGATATAGGTCCATTTTTATTTCAAATACAAAAAATAGAGTTTCCTTTTTTTATAAAGATACATTCTAAAAAGTCTAAATTAATTTTTGATGAGTCTATCAACTGGCGAGAATTACTTGTGAATGATCTTTTAGGAGATTCTATCTTGCTAAACATAAAAACTTTAAGTTCAGATAAAATACTTCTACCTTGGAAAAAAATTGGGAATAATGATATTGGATTAATTGCTAACAGAAGATTTATAACAAGTAATCATGAATATAAAAACAAAGAAAATATAAAGGAAATTTGTAGTATAATTAATATTGATTACGAGAAACTTAAAAACGGTAGATTTATAAGTGGAACTATGTTTATGAGTAGAACTGACATATTCAAGAAATATTTTAATTCTGTTACTCTACCAAAAATTATAAAATTAATAAAGCATGAAATAGGAGATGTAAAAGATACAACATTTGGAACATTTACTCATGCACTTGAAAGAATATTTGGTTATATTATAACAAACGAAGGAATGAGAATAACTTCTCCTAATTAATTTTAATATTGTTTAAAAATGTAGTAATTAATTGCAATTTCTTGTTTCTATCTACAATATCAGATAATTTAGAATTTAATATGTCTAAGTATTTAATAAAATTATTTAAGTTATTAGTATTGTCAATTAAATCTTTAAATTCAGCTAATCCATAATCTACAAATGTTATCTTTCCATCTAAAACTAATATATTTTGAAGTCTGAATTCTGGATAAAAAATACCATTATTTGTTAATTCATTGAATATTTCTGTTATTTGTATTTGCCAATCTTTAGGCAAGTTAAAATTATCATATAATGATTCTCCGCAATAAGACATTTTTATTGTTTTGCTTTCTATATCAAAACTTATTAATTTAGGCACATTGTTTAACTTTTGTATTTTTTTCAATATACTTAATTCTTTTTTAAATATATCTAAAGAATTATCATGCCCTTTTGTTATCCATCTTAATTTATCATTGTATTTTTTAACTACAATCTTATTTACAGGAAGCAAGTAAACATGAGCAGTTGAACCAAAACCATAAGCCTTTAATTTTTCATTAAATTCATTGTCTGTAACATTGTGATATTTGAAATTTTCAATTGTATGTAAAAATATACTTATTAAATTAACAGATTCTGATTCATCTTTAATTCCTTTTTTACTGCATTGCAAAAAGAATCTCATGCTTTCTAACATTTCAATATATGCTGGAAAATCAATATATTCATTTATGTTTATTATATAATTTTCTTTGTTATCATTGTATTCTTCAATAGAATCTGGATTGTGATGTAGAACATATTCATATAAAATATCATACATTAAATTTAATGATAATATTTTATTTCTTTCAGCATTCTCAGATAAAATATTATCAATAAAAAAGCTAAGGCCATTTTCTATTTTCTTAATTCTTTCTCTAATTGGTTCGTAATGAGGAGAATTAAATATAACATGTAGATTGTTTTGTGTATTTGTTGATATGTTTTTTTGATATACTGTTTCTTGAATATTATAAATATTTAATTGCTTGTGTAAGTTAGATATTAAAACATCAACTTGATCTGTAATTGGATAAAGATTTTCAAACAACACAGGCATACATTTGTGATTTATAATGTAAAAATGTGTAGAGTGAAATTCATCGTCAAACTTATACCAAATATTATTATATATTTTATTTTTAGAACAAGCATTTAACATTAAAATATCCCAATCTTCTGGTATTTCTTTAATGTATTTTTCAATATTTTCTGTGTTTGCTACAGAAATATCATCTTCTGTTATTATTGTGTAATTTTTAAAATTAGTATAACCATATATCATACTTCTTAAATGAGAAATATAACATGCTAAAGGACCATCTTGAATATGTATGTTATCATCATTTATTTTTGAAAATTGGTCAATTTCTAATGTTTTTAATTCTATTTTTGAATTAAAACCTGAAAGGAAATTTAAAACAAAAGATAAATCATTTATTAATTGTTCTTTGTTTTTCCAGTAAGTTGCTTTTAAGTGAGAAAAATTATTTAAAGATATTTTTTTAAATTCGTTTATTGTATTTTCATATCTTTTATAATCTTTTTCAAGATTTATCATAATACAATTCATGTCAATTTTTCTTTTAAATAAATTCTCTTCTATGATTTCTTTAATATTAATTTTTTTATCTGATAAATTATTTGCATATTCTTCATATTGAAACCTTTTAACATCTACTCCTATTAATCTTTTGTCTTTATTTTTCATTTTAAATCTTTCTTGCCTGATAGTTCACATGAATTAATTATTATAACATCTTTTATTCTTTCTTCTTTTTTGTGAGAATAAGAACTTGATTTAAATTTTTTCATATAATTTTTTCCATAATTCCTTAGTAAAAATTTATTAGGATCTCTAGGAATAAATGTTTTTAAGCCTAGAAAATCTACCATTTTAAATGGTAGAAAATTATTTACATCCCATGTTTTTTTGAAAAAAAATATTGATTTTTCATTAAATTCATATGGAAATAAATCAACAAATGGCCAGCAATATTTTTTTTCTTTTAATGCATATTGTTTCCAGTATTTAACCCCTGAATTTTCCAATATTTCATTTCCATTTGAATGACAAAACTTCATTATTTCTTTTTTATCTTTATAAAAAACATTAATGTTATTGTATTTTTTTGAAATATCATGAATTTTATTGGAGATAGAATCATCTACTAACAAGTCAATATCATCATCCCAAGGTATAAAATCATTATGTCTAACATGACCTAGAAGAGTCCCAGAAATTAAACAGTGATTTATTTCAAAATCTTTTAGAATAGCAATAGTTTCTTTTAGTAATTTAATTGCTATTTTTTTATGTTCGCCAAAACCATTACTTTTGTTGAAATAATCTTGAATATTTTTCATGTGTTTAATTATAAATTTGTAATGATTGTCTATCGCTAATATAAACACTATCGCCAAAATCAAGCTCAAACCACACATCATATATTGCTATATCTAAATCTGTTGTATCAAGCATATAATATCCATATAGTTTTTCTCTATAATCCATATCTGCCTTTTCAACAACCATTCTTAAGTCTGTTTCACAAGGCAGACAAGTGCCAGTTCTTTGTTCGATGCTAATTTTTAAATTGCCTCTAATAGCTAAATTTTCATAATATCTTTGAAGATCAGTGCCTTTTGGCACATTTGGTGTTATTTGAGCAATTAGGTATTGTTTAGAGCCTTTGCGTAGCCTGTTGGGTCTGAATTGGAATGAAAAATCATAAACAAGTGGAATTGGGGCAGTATAAAAAAGATCAGGGTAAATTTGGAATACATTAGTTACATTTGCAGGATCTTCTTCATTTTCAAATATAACATTCCAAACATCAAAATAATAACCAATTGTGTAGGCTGGAGCAGAAGTTGTTAAATTTAAAAGATATTTACCTATACTTTCTTTGGTTACATCTTCGCCTTTTATTCTTTCTACTAAATAGCTTTCGTTTGGATTTGTAGTATCAGATGAAGTGCTATTAACTTTGTAAATATCAATGTAATTAATGGTTTTTATGTCGGCAAAGTTATTTGAATTGTATACAAATAACCTAAGTTTAACATCATCACCAACTACAGGATTTTGATATCTTTCTTTTGTTGACATAATTTATTTACCTGTTGAATTATTTTTTCTTACTTTGTTTTTTTGATTCTTCGTTTTCTTTATTTCTTTGGTCAATAAGTCTTTCTATCATGAATGATCTTTCATTAATAGGCATAGACATAACAGAAAATCTATCCATGTGAAGGTGATATTGAAAGAAAAATATTATTTCTGCTAAGTTATTCCATAAAACTAGGCTTGGGTCACTTCCTTCTTCCGCCTTGGGAAGAAAAAATTTGTATCAAGCGGAAGATCAATTTCAAATTCCGCAGAACAACTTGGGCACCCTAAAGGAATTTTTGTATTTAGACCCCAATCTGGATCAGTTACAAGTCCTCTTAAATAAGAAACATCTTGCATTGGAAGATTTTTTATAAGTGTTAATATTTCGTTTTTATCTCTTACATTTTCTATACTTTCTACTAATTGTGCCATGCGGAAAGTAATAGTGTCATCTGCTGCTTGATCACCAAATTTCTTTACTCTTCTTTCACGATGCTCTTGTATTTCATTTTCGTCTTTTCCAATAGACATACGATAGGTAAAGCTAAACCCAGTTTTTGGCAACTTACCACGCAAATCCATACCAGCATCACTAGGATTCTCTACTGGAATATTGTTTAAATCAATTACTGTTGCAAACTTGGAACCGCAATCAGGACATTTGATTTCAACATCATAATCTGGACCATAACTAATACCACGAAGATAGATAAGCAAAAATGTACGATCAATTGAAAGTAATTCTTGAGTTTTTATAGGCTCTTGAATACATCTTTGGAAAATCATATCAATTGCTTGACCTTTTTTTACAAATCTTGGTGTTGCTAAAATTTGTTCTTCTTCGCCTGTCATTGGCCTAATATTAAGCTTCCCGTTAACTGGACCATCTTCGCCATTGTAAAATCTACCAAGTGATGGAAGAGTAATTTCTTCGTAAATAAACGATTGTCCTTTTATTGCCTCAAGAAGATTTGCAAGTTCTAAGCTTGCGTTTCTTGGAATTACAATATTTGGTTTTACAGGACCAGTATTAACGGTATTATTATTGTTATTCCTAAACGAACCTTCTTCTTGTTTTGCTTGTTGTGCTTTTTGCATTGCTGCTGCAACTTGAGGAGGCATACGACCACTAACACCAGGAATATTCATTACATCTTCTGGTTTTATAGATTTAGCTTGTTGATTTTGTGGCTGAACATTCTGTCTTAATGGGTGATTATCTGGCAATGATTCAAGATCTTCTTTAGAAAGGTTTGATGTTTGTGGTCTGTAAATATCTTCGGCCATTTTAATTTTGCTCCTAATTTTTAAAAATGTATAATATTATTATAATTATAACATGGAAAAAATTCAAATAAATATGATTTTTTTAAGCATAAACAATATAGAAGATTTAATATTTACCGACAAAAAAATACGGGGGTTACTTCCAAAGTACAAATATTTATTTGATAGCTTTGATCTTTCTAAGGTAAGTCCAGCCCTTAGACAGCTTGGAATTAGATGTTTAACTGATTTTTTAAAGCAAATTAAAGAAGAAGATTTAAAAATTATAGAAACCTATTTAAATCAAAAGGTAGAAGTAAATCAATTAAATTTAGATCTTGTAAAAAACATAGAAACTGATATTAATTATGCAGAATTAGAACTACCAGAATTTTATAATTGTATAGATATTTCAATTTATAGAAAAAAAGATGAATTAAAAATATCTTTGTGGAAGTAAATTTTTAGTATATAATATATTAATACTTAATCAAAGGAAATAACATGTATTTAGATAATATTTTTGCGTTTTTTATGTTTGCTTTTGGGTGCATAGGAATTACAAGCATTATTGTAGATGGAGAAATATTTAGACCAGTTAGAGAATATCTTAAAGGCACAGCCCCAGAATTTATAAGTAAATTATTAAGCTGTTATCAATGTTCTGGATTTTGGGTTGGTATTATTTTTGGCGGATTGCTTTTTTGGAATAATTTTTATGTAGAAAGCATTCATACTACTTTAGCTTTTATATTTCTTGCTGGTGGAACTTCTAGTGCTTTGAGTTATTTCTGGGCTTTATATCTAACATATTTAGAAGCAAATTCCTTGGTTAATTTAGATTCTGATCAAAGCTTTGACAACAATCAGGAAGATCAAAACAATGGCTGATATCATTAGTTTGCTAGATGTGAAAAGAGCATTGCGTGATAGTGAATTTAGAAAAACACTGCCAGAATCTTTATTGGACGATGTTCAAAAATTTCTAAATAATCCTGGATGTGTTTGCAATGTCCCAATATATAGAAAAATAATGAAATTTGGTGGAGAACAACTCAAGAAGTACTTCTCAGATAAAATACTTGTTACACCAGAAGAAGAAGAAGTAAAATTAGCAAAAAATAATTGGAGTGTCATAAACTGTAGTATAGGTCAACTAGAAGCAAATTTAAAAAAATTAAATAAGGGAAGAAAGCAAATAGCTATATCAAGATACGAAGACCAAGTTACTGTAATTGTAAACGAACTAGATATTTTATTTTAATTTAAAAGTCGTTTGATTTTCTATCATTTTTTTACATGAATCTATCATTTTAACAGGATATTTCTTATACTTTTCTGGAATGATAAACCAATCGTCATGTATGTTTCTGTTTTTACCAGCTATAATTGCATATTCGTAAAACTTCAAAGCATGTTTAAAAGCTTTATTTTCATACCAATAATCGCCTACAAAACACCAAAACTCAGCCATTTGTGGCATTTTTGCCAAGCAAGTAATAATATTTTGAATGATTTTATTTTTATCAATATTCTTATACATTAAAATACTAGAAATATAAAACCTTATTAATATTTCATTTTCTTCTTTAATATTCTTACTAAATAAAAACTTCTCTGCTTCACAAATAAAATTATCATATTCTCCATTGATTAAGAAATTCATGGCTTTGTAATAATTTATTTGATTATTCAAAGGTTCTTTAATATGCCATTTTTCAAGTATTTCTTTGTAGTTTTTTCTTTTACAATTTGTTGCATTTATAAAAATACCTTTATTTAATTCAAATGTTTGATCTTCTATAGATTCAAATACTTTGTTTGAAAAAATAATTTTTTCTTTAAGACATATTCTGGTTTCTTTGACAATCGTAGTATCGTAAACAATTGAAATTTTATAATTTTTATTTTCAATTAATGATTTAATTGATTTAGTAATTAATACTTCTCCTACATTAATACTAAAAAGTAAATTATTTGGCAGGATATGATTGTTTTTATTTCTTAGCTTTGAATAATCTTCTTCCCATGAATTATCTTTTATAATTACAATTGTTGATTGTTCTTCTATGTCTTTAGGCAGTGTTGAAGTAGTAATAATATAAATATCGTCAACTTCTTCATTTAAAGAAATTAAAGTTTTCTTTAAATCTTTGTAGTTTTCATCATGAAATAATATTACTGCTGTTATTTTCAACTTTATTGTTCTCTATTATTATTTGATTGAAAATATTAGCATGGTTTTTTAAATTTTTCTTTTCGTAATAATCCCTTATTTCTGATAAATCTTTTAAACTAAATGGATTATTAAAAAGATTTATTAGATTGTTGTAAAAATTTTTAATCATTGTCAAAATTATTATTTCTATAATAGTTTTCTTTTATTTTCATAGAATAAGTACTAGACATTGATTTTTGATACATGTCATTTATTCTACGCTTCAACTCTTGGTAATTTCTAGCTGCTCTATACAATTGTTTAAAATGATTCAAAATACAGGTTGTCATGTAATTAAAAGCTTTGCCTTTTGCAGGATCAAATTTTTCTGCCCTCTCAAAACAAATTACAACTCCTTCTTGAATAGAATCATCTTGATCTATGTGGCTGAATTTTGCATATTTAACGATGTTCTCTGATAAAGTGTAAAAAGCCTTTGCTAATTCAGTTTGTGCTTCTAAATGGTTTTTTTGAGCTTCTAATGGTTGAGTAATCGGTATAGACAAAACTTTATCTTTATTATTTTTTTTATGTATTTCTATATCTTCGTGAAGTATTTCATATTTTAATTTATTTTTTTTCGTTTCTTGAAAATTAATAATTAATTTTTCAAATGTCCTATTATTTAAATATTCATTGCTCATTAAGATAAAATAGTTTGTTTTTTATAATTTATACGATAAAATATTATATAACGAAAGGATAAATGTGATAAAAGATTTTATTGAAATTTTAGAAAGACAAGAACTTTTGCAAAAAATTGAAGATGCTGGCTTTAAACAAATCATAGATACTTTGCTTTTAAACGAAAATAAGGTTTATACAAAAAAAGGAAGGCTTAATAAAAGTGGTGCATGTAGGATTTTAAAGTGTAAACCAAAAGACTTAGAAGATTTGCTTAAAAAATTTCGTGATATTATTAATGCTAATCAATTCTTGGAAAAGTAATTTTTATTCATTAAAATATGCCCTGTCATATTTTAATGACAGGGATATATTTAAAATATCATTACTGCTCATGTCTAAATCATCAAAATTAATTTCTTCAGGATATGCATTTTCAAAAGTCCAACTTTCTATTGTATTTCCACAGCCATCAAGCATAGTTAAAGTTGCTTCTTTTTTATACCCTGCATCAATTGAATAATTGTAACTTCCACCTTCTGGATCATAAAAAGGTTTAATCCAATTTGTCCAAATAGGATTCATGTTACATTTTGTATCATATAAAACAATATTGATTGGCTTCCATTCAGGTTTAACTGGGAATGATATTGTTTCATTCAAATGTTCAAAAGCCTGTGATTTAAAACTTAAAGTTGGCCTAGCTCCTTTGTTTGGCAAAAGAGCATTAACGCTTCCTCCAATAATATTATCAATAGAAAATAACCAACGAAACTTTCTTTTAAAAGTTGCATTGCTTAAATTTCCTAACCCCATTTGATATGCCATATGATTATATAGTAGTTTAAATAAAAAAAGCTTGCATTATTAAATGCAAGCTTTTTATTGAATAATTGAGTATTATATCCCAGTTGGTTGAGTTTGATCTCCAACAGAACCAGGTTTTTTCTCGTCAAGTGTTCCACAGCCAGCACAATAAATATCGAAATCTTTAGCACAGGCACTATTGGGAATGTATTGAAAGTTTCTGTATCTTAAAGTTACATCAATTGTACATTCATCATTTGAAGAATAATCTAATTCTCCAAAATTAATTTGAGTAGGCCAACAATCTAGATAGATAAATTTATCAATAGTATTGCCACAGCCATCAAGCATAGTTAACACCCCTTCATCGGCAGTGTAACCACCAATAGTAGCTTGTTTTGAAGATTGACTTAGGCCAATAGGATCTGTAAAGTTATATACAGTTGCCAACCAAGTAAATAAGCTTGATATAACATCGCCACCTTCACCGCTTGCTATATCATAATAAGTTACTTGAGTAGTATCAGGAGTTCCTTTGCCAGGAATCCACATTTTTCCATTTAAATAATTAATTTCAGTTTCTTCAATTGTTAAGCTTGGCCTATTTGCAGCTTTAACAAAAGATGGTGCTATGTATTTTTGTCTACAAACACCAAAAAATTCCATAGTCCATCGAAATTTTCTTTTGAAAATATTATCAGCAGTTCCCAGTAATCCTAAACCCATTTGTGTTGCCATTTTTTCTCCTTGTCTTAAATTTAAATTAAATAGTGCCAGTTCTTTGTATTGTAAATTCAATAAATATGAATTCTACTGCCTTAGTTGGAATTATGCCAATTTTTGCTCTCAATTCGTTTCTATCAATAACATCAGGAGTATTTAGCTTTTCATCGCATTCAACTGTGTAAGCAATTAATCCTCTTTGTATTAATACAGAATCTAATATTCTTTTTGCCAATGAAACAAATTGACTTCTTGTTGATTCATCGTTAGGTTCAAACAATAATGTTTTTGCACTATTTTTAATTTGTCTTTCAACATAAAACATCATTCTGCGAACATTTACTCGATCAAGAGCGGTTGGTCGCCTTTGTAATGTTTTCTGTCCAAATATTACAAAACCATTGGTATCAGCAAATGTAACAATAGGATTTATAGCATTGCCATTGCCATACATCAGATCTCTTTCTGCTAAGCTTGGCCTATTGTAAACATCTAAAACATTATTTAAAACACCTCTGGTAAGACCAGCAGGAGCATACCAAGGACCAGCATTATTATCGCTTTGTGCATAAACACCACAAACAGAACCGCTTGGTGGAACCCAAACATTAATTCTATTGTCTGCATCGTTAATCATTAACCAAGGCCAGTACAAAGCTGCGAAGTCAGTATTTAAAGGGAAATTATTTAGCGGATGAACACCATTTGCCCATTGAATAATTTCTTGGACAGTTAGGCCAAAAGGAGGATCAATTATTGCAAAAGCATCTCCACGCTCTGTACACATATCAATTAAAGCTTTAACAACTCTAGTTGAAGAATGTCCAGGTACTGCTACAACATCAATTATTACTTGATCTGGTTCGCTTAACGACCAAAGACCAGTATAAGACACACGATTTCCAATCAAAAGTGAATCTTGATCATCTGGATCAGGTGGAATACCATCAGTGCCACCAGTTAGAACAGCCCCATCTGAACCATTGTTTGCTGGTGGAGCAGCAACAAGTGTATTGTCAATAGCTCTTATGTAATCACTAACTAGATTCAAGTAAGTTTCAATGTAATAGCGACTGCCAGGATTCTTTGATAATTGACCCCAAGCTTCTACTTGAGATCCTTTATTAAATACTC